TAATATTGTATAAAATTAAGAAAAAAATAAAATGGGAATATTAAACGGAACTCTTGCAAAAATACAAGTTGGTGGGACAACAATTGCACACTTAACATCAAACTCATTGACATTTGATATGTCAACAAGGGATACAAGTACAAAAGATTCAAACGGATGGAAAGAAAGCCTTGAAGGGCAAAAAGCATTTAGCGGTTCGGCTGAAGGTTTTTTTGATGAGGATGCATCTTATGGGTATGAAGATTTATTTGATGCGTTTATAGCAAGAAATGCAGTGACAATAACTTACACCACCGATATTTCAGGCGATACCGAATACAGCGGTTCGTGTTTTATAACTTCACTTGAAAGAACTGATGGACTTGAGGAATCAACAACATTTTCAGTATCATTTGAAGGAACTGGTGCAGTGACAAAAGCAACTGTGTAAGAAATTGATTTTTGTTATATTGTGATAAATGGGGGATGGGGGAAACTTCATTCCCTTTTTTAATATATTTGTATCATGATAAAAATTAAAAACAAAGAGTACAAGTTCAAATTCGGTTTCAAAGCATTGTTAATGTTTGAAAAAGAAACTGGTGAAAACATTTCAAAAATGGGTGATAATATGACAATGGAATCCATTGTTGACATTGCTTATGCTGGAATGAAATCATCAGGTGAAAAAGTTACAAAGGATTTTATTATTGATGCAATTGATGAGGACATGAGTTTGATTAATGTATTCACTGAAGCTATGTCACAAGATATGGCGGCATTTAATAATTTAAATGCTGAAGCAAAAAAGTAAAATTGCCATTGCATAATTTCATAAGGGGGTTTGTGTTGGGTACGTTAAAACAAACTCCTTTGTGTTTGGAAAGTTATTCAATGGTAGAAATATGGGATGCATATGTTGGTCATCGTTTGAATGAAAATATAAATTCAAGATCATTGTGGGAAACTGCAAGATTGATTTCATATGTAACGTTAAAATCACAAGGACAAAAAACAATGAAACGACCACAAGATTTGATGAAGTTTGAGTGGGAAGAACAAAGCGGTAAAAAAGGAACAAAATCAAATCCATACACAAAAACAGAAATTGAACAATTAAAAAAATTAAAACCAAACTGGTTCAATTAAAATGGCAAAAAAGACTATAAATATACGTGCTGGGTTTGACTTAAAAGCATTTAGTACATCTCAACAAAATTTAATTAGAAAACTTCAAGCATCAGGCGAAAAAATGAAGTCTGTTGGTCGTTCAATGTCTATGTCATTGACTGCACCAATTGTTGGACTTGGTGCGGTTGCAACAAAAACATTTGCAACATTTGAACAATCAATGGCAAAGGTCAAAGCCATAAGTGGTGCAACTGGTTCAGCATTTAAAGATCTTGAAAGCACTGCAAAAAATCTTGGTATGACAACAAGATTCTCATCAAGTGAGGTTGCAGAATTAATGTTAAATTACTCAAAACTTGGTTTTAGTGCAAGTGAAATTGAAAAAATAACTGGTGCAACATTAAACCTTGCACTTGCAACTGGTGAAGATTTAGCACAATCAGCAACAATTGCTGGGGGTACTTTGAGAGCATTTGGAATGGAAGCGGACCAAATGCAACGTGTAACTGATGTAATGGCAAAATCATTTTCATCATCTGCACTTGATTTAGAAAAGTTCCAAAACTCAATGAATAAAGTTGCACCAATTGCGAACGCAATGGGCAATTCATTGGAACTAACAACTGCACAACTATCTGTGCTTGTTAACAATAGCCATGAAGCATCAACCGCTGGAACAATGTTGCGAAGCATGATGTTAAAAGCAACAAAAGATGGTTTTAATTTTGATGAAGCATTAAATCAAATTGCAAATAGTTCTGACCAAAATGCTGAAGCACTCAAATTTTTTAATGATCGTGCAGTTGGTGTTGCGGTTACTTTGGCTAATAATGTAGAAACAACAAACCAGCTTACTGAAGCATATGAAAAGTCAGGTGGTGCAGCGGAAGCAATGGCTGGTATTATGGATGACACACTTGAGGGTTCTATGTTTAAACTCAAGTCAGCTACTGAAGCAATGGGAATTGCAATAGGTGAAAAACTTGCTCCACACGTTATTAAGGTCACAAACTTCCTTGCAAAATTAGCACAAGGATTCACAGAACTTAATCCTGAAACACAACAAATTATTGTTCAATTAGCTGCAACTGCTGCGGCAATTGGTCCGTTAATATTTGCGTTTGGTGCATTACAAACTGCAATGGCGTTCTTGATTGCACATCCAGCGGTATTGGTTGCAATTGCATTGACATCTGCATTAGCTGCATTAAATATTGCAGCAAGTGAAAGCGGTGAAGTGTTTGGAAGTGTAAAAGATGCAACAGATGAACTTGGTGAATCTTATGATAAATTAAGAACTCAAATTGATAAGGTTAATCAATTAAAGAAAAAAGGCTCAAAAGCATCTGTCGAGGAAATAAAAATATCAATTGAAACATCAAAAGCAATAATTGAGCAAACAAATGCAAGAATAAAAGAACGCCAAGAATTACAAAAAAAGTTAATTTTACAAAAAAAGGAAGCACTTCAACAGGTACTTGCAGCAAGTCGTGGTAAACAAGGAGCAATGCAAGGTGAATTTCAAGGAGTTGAATTAGCTGGTGTTGCAAATATAGAAAAACAGATAAAAACACTTTCAGATGAACTTATAAAAGTAAATAATGAAAATGTTGATTTATATGATAACACAAAACAATTAGAACAAATATTAAAAAGGGTTGGTAAATTAAAATTAACAGATGATAAAACTGGAACAACTACTGCTGGTCCAACAACAAAAAAATCAACCGAAATTGCAATACAAGCACCATCACAAAAAGGGATTGAAAATGTCACTTCACAAATAAGTGAAATGGCAAATAAAGCAATTGAACCAATACAAATAAAAATTGAACCATTATCAAATCAAGAATTAGGTATTGTAACGCAAGCACAAAGAATTGGCATGAAGATGGGTGAAGCACTTTCAAGTGGTTTGCAGCAATTAGCAACTCAAGGTGCGGTCATGCTTGGTGAGTTTTTAGGTGATGCATTGACTGGTGATGCTGATGCAAAAGAGTTTGGAAAAGGTTTATTGAATGCGGTTGGTGGTTTTATGAAACAATTTGGTGAAGCAATGATTGCAATTGGTATTGCTGAAAGTGCTATTGCAAAATCAATTGCACTTGGTCCAGCGGGTGCTGGTCTTGCAATTGCTGGTGGTGTTGCATTGATTGCAGCTGGTGCAGCATTGTCAAATTTAAGTAAAAAAGGAATTGACATGAATGCTGGAGGTGCATCACCATCACCAACTGGTGGCGGTATGCGTGGAATGGTTATGCAACCAATATCATTAGAAACAAAAATATCAGGTCGTGATTTGATACTTGTTCAAAATAGAGAAAAAGGATTTACAAGATAATAAATGAGTGGTGTTATATTTAGTAGTGAGTTAAGGTCAGACAATAACACACGATACAAAGTTGAATTGTTTGGTGATGACTATGTTGGTTTTCCAACTGTTGACATAATTGGTGGAACTGGTACAACGTTTTATGTTGACAAAGATTGGCGTGATTATTTGCAAGTTGGTCAAAAATTAATTGTTTATATTAATGACACAATTGATTTTCCATTAGCAACAATCACATCAATTTTTTCAAATGGAATCACAACACAAATAACAACTAACAAAACATATTCATCTTCATTCACACATATAGGTTCATCTGATGTTCCAACAGACCAATACAAACCAACCTTTTCACCAAGATTGGTTGATTTAAAAACTGAATGGAAAGGTGAAGGGGATGAAATACTTGGTTCAATTAGGTCATCAAGTACATCAGTCACATTCTCAAATAATGATCGTTACTTTGATAGGTTCTTTGAGCAATACCAAATTACACAAGATAATAAACTAAAATTATTGGTGTATAGATACACAACGGATTGGGAATTAGATTGGGCTGGTATTGTAGTAATGGACCTTGTTCAATGGTCTAATATAGATAAACCAAGACCTTATACATTTAAAGCCATTGATGGACTTGATGCACTTAAAAAATATGAGTACACACAAGATACATTATCAATTAATACAATTACATACAATGTATTTAATATTCTTGAAATTCTTGGTCTTGAACAGTTTTGGGGTTCATCAGATGCTTACATTCGTGAATCAATTGAATATACAACAAGGGATGAAAAGTTAAGAAATTTAATAAGTGATGCAGATTCTCCAATTGATTATACTTGGATTCCTGACAATATGTTTATTGAAGATGCTGGTGAAAGACCAACAAAATATAAATCATATTATGATGTTTTAAAAGGGTTAATGGATTTGTTTAGTTGTCGGATATACCATGCAGATGGTGTGTATTGGATTCAACAAGTACGTAATTTTGGTGATAGTGTAATAACTTATCGTGAATTTATAAAAAATAAAACATACACACACACTTCATATTCACATCAAAAATCAGTTGGAAATTCGGGCAGTAAAGATTTAAGAATTTTAGCAGGGGGAACATTTGGGTATTTTGCTGGAGCGTATAAAACAAGACTTGAAATTGAAAAACACATTGAGGGTAAATTTGTACATCCTGATGTTTTAGAAATTAAAGCCAATTCAGCCCAAACATACACACAAACTTTTGATATTGGCAAGGTACAAGGAGATGGTTTGAAAAATATTAGAATACAAATCCCAGTTGTTTTATCAACTGGTCATGGTTCTTCACAAGGTAGAGCATTGACAATTGATGGTGTTAGTTCAACAACACCTCCACAAAATTATAGTGTACAAGTCAAACTTGAAATAACTGGCACAGACAACAAATATATTAGTGGTATAGGTCCAATTCCACAAGCAACTGCTGAATGGAAAAATAATTTAGTAATGTTCAACTCAACTGATAGAGCATGGACGAAACTTGTCAGAAACGCCGAAGGTACAACAATGCTTTTATTTGACACACCTGAAATGAATTTTACAGATGATTTAATTATTAAATTAACATATAGTTATGTTGGACCACGTGTTCAATACACAACTTCAGTTGGTGGTGTAGACACAAATGCATTTGAAGTTAAAAATACTCAAATATTTTTTCCAGTTGAAATAACGGATAACAACTATGATAAGTTTGAAGAAGTAACAAATCCAAGTGGTTTTTTTACAAAACAAGTTGATCTTGACAAAATGCTTTTTATTGATTCTGCGGTTGGAACAACTACAATTCAAAAAATTCAAATAAATGATGCATACAAAGATGGAACAACAAACCTTGTTGAATCAGTGACGTGGGATGCTGGTTTTACTGATGATAGTGGTGCGGTTTATATGTACTTATCAAAAACACGTGTTGCAGAAGCAATGGCATTACAATACAAGCCAGTTGAAAAAATAATGAGTACAATTGTTGGTGATTACTATCCATTTCAATCATTGGCATATAATGACAAGGTGTATGTGTTTAGTGGTTGCACACGTGATTATGGAATGGATGAAGTAAGTGGTGAATGGTTTGAAGTTATTGGTGCAAGAAAAAATATGACACCAAAAGACATCAATGATTATGATACGGTTGATGACATTGGTCCAGTTGGTGGTGAAGTTGTTAGTGTTAGAAATAAAATTTATCGTGGAATTGATGAACTTTCACCAGTTTTAAACTCATCAGATACATATGCAGTATTTCAAAAAAATAGAGTAGTTGACGACGGTGGTGTTTTTGAAGGAGTTGATTATGTAGAAACATTTTTTCCTGATAATCACGTTGTTCAACAATTAAGTATTCCAGCTTATGATGGTGACAGAATTTATGAAGGTGATATTGTTGGCGTTGTTGATCCTAACAATAGTGACCAAATAGATTATTTTGAAGTAACATCGGATATTGATGTCGGTGCAATAGTTATCCCAGTTGTTCAAAAGGAAACAACCTATGCAATTAAAGAGGGTACATTTGCTAAATATAAAAAGGGTGAAGTCACTGAATCGAACAAAGTACGTGC